GGCTCTTGAAGCGTTTGAGAACACCGGCACGGCGGCAGACGGGGCGTTGAGCAAAGTCTCCCGCACGGCCGCTCAGACCGCCAAGAGCACCGACGCTGCTGCTGATTCCGTCGATGACCTGTCCTCGGCCATCGGGGACTATGAAAAGGCCACCGGGCAGGCGGCAAATTCTACCGGCATCCTGTCCGAGAAAACGACCGAGACCGAGAAGAACCTCGACGAGGCAGCGGAGGCAGCCCGTAAAGCCTCGGAGGAGGTCGAGAAGTTCGGTGATAAGTCCGAGGAAACTGGCAAGCAGAGCGAGGAATCGAGCAAAAAGGGCCGCGACGGCATCAAGGAGCTGCAAGGCGTCCTTGCGTCGGCCGGAATAGCCGCCACTCTGAACGAGATTAAGAACGGCTTTTTTGACTGCTCCGAAGCGGCCGCACAGTTCGAGACCTCCACTGCAATGGTTGCTACCATCGCGGATACAAGCCAGAAATCCTTGAGCAATATCTCGAAAGAGGTGCGCAGCTACTCCAACGAGACCGGCGAGGCGGCCAGCGACATGGCGGAGGCGACCTATCAGGCCATCTCTGCCAGCGTCAACACGGCGGACGCTGCGGCCTTTGCGGGAACCGCGACCAAGCTGGCCGTCGGCGGTTTTACGTCGGCGACCACGGCTGTTGACGTTCTGACAACGGCCATCAATTCCTACGGCCTCGCGGCGTCGGATGCAACGCAGCTTTCCGACTACCTTATCACCACCCAGAACCTCGGCAAAACGAGCGTGGACCAACTGGCGCAGAGCGTCGGCAAGGTCATTCCTCTGGCGTCTGCGTACAACGTCCAGATGGACAATCTTAGCTCGGCTTACGCTGTCCTAACCGCCAACGGTATTGCTACCGCAGAATCCGGCACCTACCTCAAGTCGATGCTATCAGAGCTCGGCGACACCGGCAGCGACGTTTCTGAGGTCCTGCTGAACTCCACTGGCAAGACCTTTGCGCAGCTCATGGAACAGGGCTATTCCCTCGGCGATGTTATGTCTATGCTTGGCGACGCGGTAGACGGAGACAGCACGGCATTCAATGCCCTGTGGAGCTCCACGGAGGCCGGTATCGGCGCACTGTCCCTGTTCAACGCAGGAGCAGACAAGTACAACAGTGTGCTCGATTCCATGCGTACCAGTGCAGGAGCAACCGAAAAGGCATACTCCACGATGGCGGACACGACCGACAAGAGCAAGCAGCGGATGGAGAATGCGTTCAACAACCTGAAAATCTCTGTCGGCGATGTGCTCAACCCCGCGCTCACGCAGGTATACGAAGGATTCACCAACGTATTTGCGGGCATGAGTGATTTTGTGGACGAGCACCCGGCCGTCGTAGCGGCCATTTCGGCCATTGCGGTCGGCGTGGGCGGATTCACGGGTGCGCTGGCTGCCTACAACCTCGCAACCACGGCTGCGAAGTTCGTGACGGAGGCATTCACCGCGACGCTGGCGGCTAACCCTTACGTCCTCGCGGCAGCAGGCATTGTTGCTGTTACAGCAGCGGCCGTTACCCTGACCGGAGTGCTGATTACGCAGAGCGACGAGTACGAGGGCATGACGGCCACCTGCCGTGACCAGTACGACGAGCTGCAGAGGCTGAATGACCAGTACAATGCAGCCTGTGAGCAGTACGGCGAGAACTCCGACGCGGCCAACAGCCTGCGTTACCAGCTCGACCAGCTCAACGACGAGTTTGAAGCCAACCGGCAGACCGTCAAGGAGTTTGTGGCGGAGTGCGACGGCCTCGTCGAGAGTCACAACAAGGTCATGGACGCCTACAACAGCTCCACCTCGAGCATCAAGGACCAAGAGCTCGGTACACTAGCTCTGACCCAGCGGCTCGGGGAGCTGGCCTCGCAGAACACACAGACCACCGCGAGCTACACGGAGATGAAAGCCATCATCGACCAGCTCAACGCAGACGTCCCGGGTCTCGGCCTGACCTACGACGGCGTGACCGAGAGTGTGGACGCGACCGTCGAGGCTATCAAGAAAGCCGCAAAGGCGCAGGCTGATTCGGAGTATAAGGCCGAGCAGCAGCAGACCTATGTTGACCTGCTGAAAGAGCAGAGCGGCCTCGAACAGCAAATCGCAGAGGCGGAGGCCAACCTCGACGCGGAGCGTCAGCGGCGCGGCATGAGGCAGGACGACGTCACCGGCGACTGGGTCAGCGGCAGCGGCTTTTGGATGGAGGACAGTCCGTGGGTGGCGTGGACTTCCGACATCGACGAGTACAAGAAATCCCTCGAGGAGCTGCAAGCTGCCTACGACGAGAACCAACAGACCCTCTCCGACATCGAGGGCGAGTGGCGCGGCGTCGCGCAGGCGGTCGAGGATTCGCAGAACCAGACCGTCAGCTATGAGGAGGCTGTAAGCGCGGCCGTCAGCACGGCACAGACAGAGCTCGATAACCTCACAGCGGCCTATGACAAGGCGTATGAATCGGCCCGGACGAGCATCGAGGGGCAAATCGGTCTGTTTGACACGATGAAAACCTCGTCTGAGCTGTCCATCAGCGACATGGAAAAGGCCATGCAGAGCCAGACGGACTACCTCAACCTCTACTCTGAAAACCTCAAAAAGGCCGCAGAATACGGCCTCGATGACGGCCTGATTAAGTCGTTGAGCGACGGCAGCGAGGAAAGTGCGGGCTACATCAACGCCATCATCCAGAATATCGAGAAACTGGGAGGCAGCACCGAGGGTATGCCCGCAGCGGCCTCCAAGTTCGTCACCGAGTTTAACTCCAAGTTTGAGGAGACCGAAAAGGCAAAGGACACCTTCGCGGACAACGTCGCCAAGATGGAAACCGACTTCGACGAGAAGATGGGCGAGATCGAGACCCGGATGTCCAAGACGGTTCAAAACATGGAGATGACCGACGAGGCCCGGAAAGCGGCACAGGATACCATCAAGGCCTACTGTGATGCAATCCGCTCCATGACCGGCGAGGCCGGGAGCGCAGCGGAGGCCGTTGCGAACGCGGCCGCCTCCCACCTGAAAACTGAGCCGACAACGACGCCGACCACAACGACACCCACCGCAACGACGGTTACCGGTCACGCGAACGGTACTCTGTCCGCACAGGAGGACGTCTACATCGCCGGTGAGGAGGGCCCCGAGCTTATCATCGGCGCGCGTGGGTCCGAGGCAGGAGACCGAAAGAATCCTCGCAGCCGTGAACAGCGTGGAAAACGCCACGAACGCCCCGGACGACACCGCGCCGGAGCCGGAACTGCCGGAGGTTGAGCAGCCTGCCATGCAGAGGCTCAAGGAACAGGAGCCCAGCACCGCGACGAACGGCGCAGAGCTTATGCCGACCGAGGAGGCAGAGCCCGTGGAACCCCTGCCGGAGCTACCATCGGAACAGGCTCCGGCCATTGAACTGCCGCAGGAGCAGCCCACAGAGGCTACTCCCTCGGAGCCGACGGCCTCGCCGCTGGCCGCCCGAGAGCCTGCCCCTACCGTTGAGCCGGAGCCTGTTGTGCAGCAGATTGCGGAACCTCCCGCACCTGTTGAAGCGCAGACCGCGCCGGAGGCGGCAATTCTGACCGCAGAGGCCGCCGTAGAGCCGGTAGAAGCAAATTACCCTGTTGAGCAGGAAGTGCCGCAGGAAAGCCCCGTAGCCACTCCTGCGGACAACCGGGCCGAGGAGCCTGTACCGATTCCGGCTGATGCGTTCCCTGTGCAGGATGCCGAGGCGAATCCCGCGCCGGAGGAGCCTGCGACGACTGCACCGGAGCAGGAACCGGAGACCACCGCAGCCCCGGCAGAGCCCACAGAGAGCCCCGAGGAACCCACGGCGACGGTAGAAGTACCGACGACCACCCCGGAGCCCGAGCTGCCCACGGACGTTCCTGCAACGCCGTTCGCAGCTGCTGCACTCCCGGAGCCAACGGCAAGTCCGCTCCCGGAGAACGACCTGCCGGAGGGCATGGAGGTCGTCAAGGAGTATTCCTATCTCACGGCTGACGGGCAGGGCTCTGATGCGCAGCCCACCGGCATTGAGTACGTCGAACCGGAGGTGCAGGCGCAGACTACGGAGGAGGCTGCGCCTGCAGAGGAGGCCCCGGTCAACACGACTGCCCCGGCCGCCAGCGACGCGCAGCAGGAGGCCCCGGCCGCCACCTCGGACGCGCCCAGCATCGGCGAGACCGTCAAGCGCATTATCATCGAAATCAACGGCAGCGGCTCCATCGACGTCGGCGGCATGAATGAGGAATCCGTCCTCGACATTCTGACGCGCCATGCAAAGCCGGTCCTTATGAGCATCATCAAGGGCGAAATCTTCGAGGAAGGAGACCTTGCCTATGATTTTTGAGAGCAGTATGCAGCTCTGGATTACGCACAACGGAGAGCGCGAGAAACTGCGCTTTCCCGTTCTGCCGACGAAGTTCGACGTCACTCATGGGACGAAGAACACGAGCGTCACCATCAGTGGCCTCGGCGAAATCCTCGTTTTGCAGGACCGCGCGGCCGTGGAGGTATCGTGGGACAGCTTTTTTCCGGCCGCGTATTTTCCGGGCATCCAGACGCCATTTATGCTGTCGTCGCCGGATGCGATGATACAGCGGCTTTTCGAGTGGAAAATCAGCGCGAAGCCAGTGCACCTCATCCTGACCGGAACGCGCGTAAACTTCTACGCGGCTATCCAGAGCTTGCAGCCTTACAGAAAGGGCGGCGACCCCGGGAGCATCTACTACAAAATCAAGCTCAAGGAGTACAGAGAGGTCAGAATCCGGCAGGTCAAAGTCAGCTCGACCGGAACCGCGACCGTCTCCGGCGGCTCCACCCGGACAGACAACCGAGTGCAGGCGAAAACCTACACGGT